AACAGTAACAACATTTTAAATACTAACAAAAGTGAATTAGTTGTGAGTAAATTGAACATGGGTATGTTCAACGCCACCGTTAATAGAACCCTGAGCCCCGGTGATCGCGTCGATCTTATCGAAATCCTGAAAATGACACCTTACCCTAAACGAACCATCCCGAACGGTCTCACCGTTGAAGTCAAGGAGATCAGAGGCTACTATGGACAATTCAAAGTTGGGTATTCCTCGACGCGTGAGTATGGACAAAAGGGTGATCTCGATAAGCCCTTTTTCACCGTACAATTAGCCGTCAATGTATCTAATGGAACCGAGACGAAGGGGTGGACGATTAATATTTACAAGAATGGAAAAATTCGTTTCTCGGGTGGGTTCGTCGGTACCGATATCGAAAAACAAGCCGAAGAAGTTCGAAACTACATCGTGACTTCCTACACTACCGGCAAATATCCGTTTTTGTATAACGCGTTTGAATACAACAATTTAAGTGGTCAATTCAAAGTGAATGGAATAATCAAATTGGTTGACATACACAGAAACTATCAAAAGTATGGACTCAAAGAATCTTCGTATGAGCCTGAATTATCACCATTTTTATTTGCAAAGTATGCACTCTCCGGTGAAGAAGACGCCACGTATATTATTTCCAAGAGTGGTAATGTTCAAATCTCCGGGGTTCGAACTCCGGGACGTATGCTCAAGGCATACAACGTAGCTTCGGATATCATGCACTCGGCGACGCGTGATGGTCGCATTACGATTTCGGCGAAAAAGGTGAATTTCGCGCGACGTAAGAATTCATCGACGTGTCCGAAGAACCGTCAGCCACCGTGTAAAGCTGGTTTCGAAGAACGCAAAAATAAAAAGGGGTTCGTGTGTTGTTACAAAATTCCAAAAACTAAAAAGAAGACACCGACAGCGCCTCGTGGTAATGCACTCCCGGTCATTAATGGAAATATGATTGGCAAGCGTCGATGTGATCGTTATTCTCAACCCGAACTGTATGATATCGCCAAGAGACTCGGTATCGTAAACATTAAGAAGACCACGAAAAAGGAAGATTTGTGTGCCATGATCAAAAAGGTTGGGAGTGAAAAGGCACAAGTCGCGGCGTTCAAGAATGGTGGTAAGGAATACAGACTCACGGGGAGTGGCGCTACTTTCCGCATTGGTAAAAAGATGGCTAAATTGTACACGAAGGACGATCTCATTCGGTTCGCGAAGATCATGAAAGTAAACGTCAATGCGAAGAATGATAAAATGACCATCGCCAAGAAATTAGAAAAGGAACGAAACACGATCGCCACGAAACCAAAAACGCCACCCAGGCCAAAGCCAAAACCGGCACCGAAACCATCGAGAAAGAACATCACACAACAAAAACGTAACGCGGAACGCGAAAAGGTCATCAAGAAACGCGGTCTCGATGAAGCTTCCATTCGAAGAGATATCATGCGTCTCTATGGAAAACGGTGGATGACGCGATACAAACCATCCATCGAAAACGACGTTCGTGAAATGAAAGCGAAGCTCAATGGCATGGGCCGTTTCGGAAACAAGCGTGGTATTCCATTCAAGAAGGATGTTGATCTCGTGAAGAAGCGCATGGTACAACGCTGGAAAAATCAGCGTGGTCGCGAACTGGAACGCAAGTTTATCATGAATCAGATAAATACGACCAATGTTCCAAACGCACTCAAGAACCGATACAAGGTCGCGGCAGTGAATTACATCATGACGCAAGGTCCGACCATGGCACAACTTAATAAGTACAAGAATACGTGGATTAATCTGCATAAAGGAAAGTGATCTTCTTAAAGAAAATGGACAAGTATCAACAATTCTGTCTAGATGAGGCAAAGTATCACATAGACAGATCGAAGGAGATCTTGACCGAAGGACTTCGAGATCCTAAGAAATATTACGACGAAATGCAAGACTTTTATGCCAAGTTGGCTAAACTGTTTCCATTCATGGTCATGCTTGAACACATCGAATCTCACACTCCCGATTCGGAAACGGAGGGAAGTTTATCACGTACGCAATCTTCAACCCAGTTAGATTCAGGTAGTTTTGCGCCTGCAACTCCGCCTGCTCATTGAGTGTCTTAATCGTTTTAAATTCGAGAACAACTGTATTATTGATGATAATATCCGCACGCACATTACCTATTACGTGTCCCTCAAAGATAATGGGTACAATACGTTCGGTTTCATACGGAACATTGTATTGTCTCAGTAACACTTCCATAGCATTATGGTATACTCTCTCACTGAACCCTGGTCCCAGTTGAGAATATACCTTTTTCGCAAACGCCTCGACGTCGACCATGATTTATTTTTTACCCTTCGCTTTAACAACTTTATTTCGAATATTGTTCGTTAAGTTATAGCCTGTCATATTCCTGAAAGACTTGGTATTACCAGCCGCGGCGGCAGCTCTCGCCATCGTGGCCGAAGGAGCATTCGGTCTTCGTGGCACGGCAACTTTCTTAAAGTTGAGAAACTTGAAACTATTTTGACGATTTTGACCAACAATCATGATTGAATTTTTATTAAAATCTTGAGCAATTTTTGCGATGCTTCGATCTTTCGCGGATGTCATAATGGTGACACCCGGAAACCAGCGTCTAAGAATTCTCATTTTGTTTTCCACTGGAAGTGGGTTCTTAGCATTACCAACCGAGTGTGACACAACGACAATAGGCGTCTTATTAGTGCGACGCGCTGTCTCAATGACCTGCTCAATCATAAGTCTGTGTCCTTTGTGTGGAGGATTGAAACGACCATAGGTGAAGACAACAGACTTCATTAATAATGTCAGAGAATATAAATGTGGTGGCCATTCAAATATATACGAATCAGTTCGACTAGAAGTTTCAGTTACTTATTGGGAGAATAATCTTATTATATAGTATATGGCCACGTACGCTCAGCCCACGTGTGAATATATCTATAAAGTCTCTTCCCTTGAAAAGGTCGTCGACGGTGACACGATTGATGTGACCCTCGACTTGGGCTTCGATGTGTGTACGCGTCAGCGAGTGCGTCTTCTTGGAATCGATACTCCAGAGTCCAGAACATCTGACAAAGAAGAGAAAGTATATGGCCTCCTCTCAAAGAAGAAACTCAAGGAGTGGTGCCTCAAGGCTGTGGAATCTGAGAAGGATGATATCGAGATCGAACTCAGATGCCCAGAACGGGACAGTCGCGGTAAGTTTGGGCGCATATTGGCAGAAGTGTGGGTGTGTGAAGATGGTAAATGGACCAATGTCAATAAGTGGATGTGCGATAACGCCTACGCGGTCCCTTATTCTGGTCAAAACAAGAATGCCGTCGCGGCATTGCACGAATCGAATCGTCGCTCACTACGACTTCGCGGTGAGGGGATACTTACTGACCCATAAATTACAAATCCACTTTTCACCACCTTCAACGGGCATACCGCCGTGGAGTGCTTTTGATGTCATGAGTTCGTAATTATCAAGTGTGTCAAAAAATAACACATCGCCAGCCTTAAGTTTATATGCGCGACCGATGTTCGGAAACACCGTCGCACCACCTTGATATCCATCATTCAAAGCGATGATAAACGTATACATGCGTTTATTCTCTTGGTCTTTCATAGTATCTTGGTGTGGTCTATAAAATCCACCTTCTTCGTATCGAAGTACCTGTAAATTTTCACAATTGTCGATCGGTCTATCCGTCATGGCTAAACATCTATCGACAACTGCGCGCACGATGGGATCTTTGAGTGACAACCACGCCGTTTCACTTTGCCGAACATTTGTCTTGATGAGTTTATCTATGGATACGGTCGAAGGTTTGAGTTCTTTTCTCGCCTTTTCGATGATGTGGTGTCGTTCTTCTGGAGTCACGAAATTGTGAAAGATGAGTGGGTGTCTATATTTTGGAATCAGTAGATACACAATAATGATGACGGCGAGTAGGAGTACGAGCATCTAAAATAAGAGAAGATTATTATTGAACAGTGGTGGTGTTACACATTTGTATCGTTTATGTATGGAACGCACAATATCATTCGAATACAAGACCAACTCACGTAACGTTTTTACGATGTTCGCATCTTCTTTGATGACGTATTGTCGCAAGAGATCTGTCGCGGTATCTATGAACATTCGGTAGACATTCACAACGTCCGCATTCTTTTCTTTGTGTTTATCGACGGCTTGAATTTTGCGTTTGAATTCTTTCTCACTCATGTCATTGAGCATGTAAAGTATTCTGAAATGCTGGGTTGACGTATTTGTGTATTCCGTATACATGATTTCTCGTTCACACCAATGAATCACATGAATAAAATCCGCGAGTCTCTCGGGGAGTTCGTGTCTCGATGGTAGTCCACCACACGGGATATCTCCGTGTTCTCTGTAAAGTGTACTCGCCTTTCGTTTGAACTCAAGATAATGTGGATTGTGAATGCGACCTATTTGAATATTCCCCGAACGCCAATCGAACGCGGTTTGACATTGTGTACACCACATCTGCGCACACCCATCAATTTTAGAAATCATGGTTGAGCACTTTGGACATGGTTTCGTATCTTTGGATATGAGTTTCATGGTC